CATGTGCCTACCTTCTTTATATATTTCCAATACTCAGTTTCTGTCGGATCCTTTTCTTGTTTATTTTCTTTGTACCATTGCCAATCACCATTACCATTCTCAGCCAACCACCCCTGCATACTATCGTACTGCACGACCTTTACAGCAACGTGCTCACCTGTACCCTCGTTTTCAAGAACAATCTGGCGCCCTCTATTGTATACCATACCTTGTTTTCCAAATGATGTTAGTTCTAACATAATTCCTAGGGACGTTCTTCTTTACCTTTCCATTTGTAATCACTATGACTCTTCCCTTTATATCGTTTCTGATTATAACGGTTCACCAGTTCATCAGTTAATTCTTGCAATCTGGGAACACAAGTATCATTTGTCCACCGGACTAATTCTGCATTATCATACTCAAGAGTTTTTATTTTCTTATCAGCCTCTTCCAATTTATATGAAAGGTGGGCAATACGCCTCTTAGCTTCATCTACATAAGATTCTTTTTGAACTTCACTCATTTATAAACTCCTGGGTCTTATCTATTAACATCTGTTTACATTTACTCATATCAGCTTTTACAAATGGTTCATATCTTTCAATCAATCTACTCACCGTAGGCCAGACATAAGTTTCATTAATTTCTTTATCAAATCTCTTTCTATAGTGTAATAACTTTTCAAAAATCACCAAAGTTTCTAAACTAATCTTCTTACCTAAATATGCCTTAATTAACTTTGGATGATTTCCTTTATCACTATTAAATATTATATCAAAATACTCAGCGTTTGTCAATAGTTTTTCTGCATCATTTATAAAATTATATTCTATGCTTTGATTTCTAGCTAACCATTCTTTCCATACTTTATCTTCAAATTGTGATACCCATTCTTTACCATCAATCAAATTAGCCACATAATATTCTACGATATTAATATTTCGTTTAGCTAATCTTTTAAAAAATCTCTTATCAGTTCTCTTTTCAAAACTAGCCATACTGGCATTATGCTTACCATTATATTTAAAGTAGTCATAATGTTCAGATGTAAAATGTAATTTAAGGGCTAGAAACTGTATATAAGCTTCAAACTCTGTCATAGTGGCAACTGAGATGTTTTGGGTAGGTAATTTAATTTCTCAGCATCTAATTGGATCTTTTCCTTTAAACATTTATCTATCCATTTAGCTACTGATGCGGGTTCGAGCATATTCTGTTCGCAATAATATATAATTGCTTCCATGTGGGTAAGATTCTTAGTTCTCACAAGTTCATCAACTATAAGTGCAAATCTTTTTGTTGTAACTTTTTGTTCTACCATAATATAATCCTCAATTAAGCGGGGCGGCTTGAATAACAAGGCGCCGCCCCAAACCCCGGAGAACATTACGCAGCTAGCGCATAATCCTCGAAATAAAAGTCATCATTGGCTTTTATGTTTTTGTGTCCAAGTCCTCTTGCAAGTTTTCGTCCGTCAGTCGATCCTGGTTCGCCCCCAATAAACTGTTCCTTTCATCGGGTACGGTGCCCCATCCAATACTTCTACTCCATTCATCGGGTGTGTAATAATAGGCATTCAATATTTTAGCAAAATCAAAAATACCTTGATACATCACCCGTGAATTGGTGGAGGCGGCCGGTACTGCCCCGGCGTCCTGTCCGTCTATTGTCTTACCGTCATCAGTCTCTTTCACATGGTTATTTATGAATTATGCCGCTTGTAAATCTGACACGACAGTTTCATAAAAATCATCCATTAATACCTCTAACTGAGAAAGATAATCAGCTGTCTTTTTCTCAAACAGTTGTACTTCACCATCCTCAGCTACCATCATAATAACAACATCTTCAACTGGTTCACCTGTATGTTCTTCAAACATAGATGCATAAGCCGCACATTGAATAAAATAATCGCCTATCCATTCTTCCTTCTTGGTCGTAGTCGTAGTCTTAAAATCTACTACCGAAAGTTTATCTTTGTAAACTCCAATTAGATCACACCGGCCGGCCACCTTAAACTTAGAAGAAAACATGGTTTGTTCTTGTAACACAACCTCATTTATCTTCTCATCCAAATGTGATTTCATCTCACCAAACATACACCACGCCATAAAGTTCTGTTGTTTGAAATCTGAAATATCATTATCTTGAAGATAATTTTCAACAATATTATGAAACACTGATCCTCTACGAGCAGCCTTACCTGAAATGATTTGAGCCTGAGCAACACCCACACGCTCTCGCCACTCTTGTAAGCCTTTCTGTTTGCCGGGTTGTTTACCTAACACCGTAGTGATAGATGGATACTTCTCGCCCGTTGGGGTTTCATAAAACCGCAGTCCTTTAATATTATGTACTTCTAACTCGGGAAAAGGAGGCCCGCTATATGCACCATTATTCATAATTTATTACCATGTAAATTTCAATCTAAACATTACTATAGTATCTCTATCATCATCTAAATCAACCGATTTTACTAGGTTTCTGCCGTGACGATTATCATAAGATACGCTCATAGTACCATCAACCGGTTGCAATGCCTGACCAACAGTAAACGACCAATCAAGATTTTTCTTGAGGCTTCCTTTGGCACCTACTTCAAAAGCCAATGCCGGTATTGTACTTGACATCTTTACCATACCTCTATCATCACCGCCAGTTGAAATCGCCATAGTCGTTGATCCGAAAAACATACCATAATCTTTTGATACTGTACTAGCTATTGTATCATACTTTCCCATGCCTGTCGAGCCTAAATAGCCCTTTTCTTTTGTATAAGTCAACATCAACCAATCTTCTGGCTTATACAATGCAGTTGTAGATGTATCAGAGTACATGACACCTACATTATCTTTGATAATAAATGCACCATCATCTAACATATCAAGCACAGGGTTACTTGCAAACCCAAGTGTTCTACCTCTACCTACTGCAACATCATCAGACAGTTTCATTTTGAAATTTGGCTTGTCACCATTGACCATCTGTAATGACATATTCTCATTCAAGTTCAAATACTCAGTAGTCACACTACCAACTGACTGATAATTTACTGCATTAGTCTTATAATCTCTACCAAATTTATCAAAAAATACCATAGATAATTTTGATGCAGCTTTGATTATAACTGGACTAGCCTTTGCTCGTTCTAAAACTCGACGCTCTCCATTTCTTTCGTATGCATAATAATAGCGGCCTCCGTTACTATCATACCAAATACCATCACCCGGTGTTCCTATGGGATATCCGCCACAAAATTCACAATCAGGTGGGGGATCATCTACTACAGGAGGATTATCAACAACACAATCTCTAAATCCATTTCGTGGGATGCCCTGAGATAAATGTCTATTTCCTCTACTATCATACCAAATACCACCCGGTGTTCCTATAGGATAGCCTACATCAGGATCAGTTATAATAACGTCATTACAATCATCTCCCGGATCAGAACCGCCACCATCATCATCACCAGGATTATCTACTATAGCTGCAGGATTAAAAGCTCCTTCTATATTCAGCAACCCATGTCCATAAACAGAATCAACACCGGGTGCACCTAAATCAGTAGCTGATTCAAATAAAATAGCTGCTGTTGCCTTAGGATTATTTTTTAGGTGTCCCCAATAACTATGAAGTAATGCAACTGCACCTGTTACTACAGGAGCTGCCATTGAAGTTCCAGACATATGTCCATAGTCAGCATCACTCTGTCCAAATGCACCCGAAATGAAATCTCCTGGTGCCACTATAAACTGATCTTTATAATGATTACCTGGTGTGTTCGACCACCAAGCTAAACCACCATCTTGAGTTGATGCACCCACAAAAATAACATTATTAATATTACCGTGATTACCAACATCCATCACCACACCTTCATTTCCTGAAGCATTGACAAATGTAATCTTCTTATGTTTTCTCCACAGTTGAAGCATTGCTTCAGATAAGAAAGGAAGGCCGTAATCATCATAAGCTCCATAACTCATATTGATAACAGATACCCCATGACTTGCAGCAAGATCCGCCATTGCAGCTTCATTTTCATCTGTAATCCAGAAACTGGAGCCTGGGTAACCTTCGTGAAATACTTGATAACTACCAACATGGGCTTTGGGTGCAACCCCACCATCATGTCCTAACCAATCAGGTGCCTTATTAACACCTGCAATAGTATCAGCCACATGAGTACCATGATCGGACCAATAGCCAGAACCCTCATAGCCCGGTGCATCATAGTTAGTACAATGTCCAGATAATTCTTGATGTGAACATCTAGCCGCACCGTCAAAGACTCCCACCTTTACACCAGAACCATCACCATAATCTAATGTATGATGAATAGAATTATGTGCCCACTCACTGCCTTGCACAGAAAATGGCACTAACAACAATAACATAATAAAAAACCGCTTCATTTCACTTCCCCTTGTTGGGTATTTACTATAAAGGTCTAGCTATATTTGTCTTTGCAATCAAATAACTTCTAACCAAACCACTTCTAATGATATCACCGATATCAAACTCAATCACATCAAACTCTTCCATTTCTTCTAGAATAGCTTGAAAATTATGGTAACCATCTTGCTCACCATTTTTCTTACGGAGATCAGATTGAGCCATATCTCCCGCAAAACATATTTTACTATCTTGTCCAATTCTGGTCATAATAGTATCTAATTC